TATATTTTTTGTTTATCGCAGTTTCCGCTGCGGTCTTTTAGCTCAAATCACCCCATAGAGTGATACGATTTCCTGAATCGTCAGTTTGACCAATGGCCATGTAGTTACGATTACCAGATTCCCCAATGTAAGAGATCCAGCGGTAGCCGTTAGCCGAACCCTTGCTGTCGTAATTAACAGATTCTCCAGATTCGTAGACATGTACGATTTCACCATTAAGGTTTGGTGCACGGCGTACATTGATAGATGCTTCTCCTACCTTGAATGTTCCTGTCTCGGGCGTAAGCTCAATTTCGTCTGATGTTGGGGTTACATCTGCAGGAGTGGCTGGCGCTGGACCGTCGCTGTATGGTGGATAAAACCAGCCAATTACGTCCTCAAAACCTCGATTATTGTATCGAGCTGGTCCTCCAACGATTAGAGCATCAACATTTCCATCAATGTTCTGCTCAACAGTTCGCATAGTAATACCATCAGAATCCTCAATGACGATGCCACAATGCCCATAGTTAACACCACCAAACCAAGCATTCATGTTGAAAAATGCTCCAGCTCGTGGGTTAGCATCGGTTGGCATGCGGTGTACTTCCCAGCCAGCAGCTTCTGCGGAATCTAGCAAATCAACGGCATTGCCCCACAAATCCACTCCAAAGAAATGTTTAGATGGGTAAGTCACTAGATCAGCGCATTGAGTGCCTCCGAATCCATCTTTATCAACACCCATGCCCGAGTTCGCTAAGCCAATCGTAAATTGTACAAGTTCATTTGCTGTTGTCATAATTATTTCCCTCCTATTTATCAAACTGACTCGCGCCGATGATATAAGTCACCTCTCCGACAATGTCAAGCGGTGTAGGTAGCTGACGCACATTGCTAGCATTGACCAGCACACGGCCGTCTGGCATCAAGGCGAAGTCAATCGCAGCTTGTGGTTGGATTTTACCTTGAGCGATCACTTTAGCTGTAAATGTGACAGGATGCGCAGGTTTAAAGCCTTCCGCGATCCTCTCAGTCAAGGTATATTGACCATTATCCCAGCGCTGTGTTGCTGGTGTAGAGATGTGAGCTCGTACTTGTGCTTCCTCATTTCGAGCTAGATAGAGTTTTGACCCAAAGCCAAAACGGAAATTTCCTTCTGCATAATCAGTTACTTTTGTCATTTTTTTATTTTCCTTTCATTTTTTCAAAGGCTGCGAGCCAAAAATAGCCCGCAGCAAGAGCAAACAGAGCAAGCTTCAGCGCCTGCTCTTTTATGTTATTTATGAGGCTCATCATAGCCTAAAGCTCGCTGGCTATCGGATAGCCCAGCGGTCGTTGGGTCGTTAACCACCCCGACAAGCACCAGCAAAGCAAAGAGTACATTGATAAAGACTAAAATCTTATCAATCGTTACCCCAAATTCTAACTTAAGACCGAAGATGTCACCCGCTGCCTGTAAAAGCAAGGCAATAGCTGGCACCAGAGCCAGCCAGAAATTCTTGTTTTTTAGACGTACCGTCCAGTTAATCTTATTCATTTTTCCTCCTCGATAGGCAATTCCGAAAATTTTTCGTACAAAAGCTTGATAGCACCATTGCCACCAAGCTCGACATAGCTTTCATAAAGACGGGACAGCTCTTCCAGCTCATGCTGGGTAGTCTGGCCACGCCTCAACGCTTTTTTTAGATTTTCTTGCAGCCGAAAACGCTGAAGCCGCTGCAAGCCTTTTTGGATCAGGTTTAGATCCTGATTATTCCTGTTACCGATATTTTGGATGTTGGTCACAGACTCTTTCAGGTCGCCCAAATCTTCAACCAAGGCTTCGATTCGCTTGTCTGTTTCCTTGCTGTTTTGATTGCTGCGATAGCTAAAATAGCTGGGAATAATCACGACTAAGACAGGCGTGAGCTTGTCCACAAAGTCTATTAAATGATTCACATTTCACCGCCTCCTATTTTTTCTCGGCTCCTTTTGCTTCCAACTCCGCAATGATGGCATCCTCAGCAGCATAGACCGCGTCTTAGAATGCCTGTTCTTGTTTCCGCACTTCGCGACGATTCGTAGCATACGCTTCGCTGTCGTTGATCCATTCGGTAAACGTGGTCACACCCTTATCATCGATATCCGCAGTCATTGTTTTAACGACCGTATCACCGATCTTTAGGCTTCCAACGAGTTTTGTAGTTTTTACGATTTCTAAAGTCATGGTTATTCTCCTTCTTTTTCTGTTTCTGGTGCTGTGCTTGTTTCAAGCAAAGTTTCAAGCTCTTGGTTGCGACTAAGAGCTTGCTCCAGTTGCGCTTGGAGCTCTTCGTTTTGAGCTTCAAGCGTTGCGATTCTTATTGATTTACTAGCAATTTCGATTGCTAGCTTAGATTGGATGTTTTCGTTCATATTTTACCTTTCTATCCTACGTTCCGGACGATGTCCCAAGCTGCTTTTCTTGAGTTAATCAAGTTTTTCATTGCTTGCGTCATTGTAACTTGGCCGCTCGCAGCGTGATTTAAGATATCCCAAATCGCTGCTACGCTTGCTTCTAAGCGGATAAACTGCGTCGGGGTATCTGTATCTCCTTTTGTGGTTCGAGGCACGACGAAATGTCGCGCCCAAATTTCCGAGTTTTTGTTCCATGTGCCAGGCGTCATTGTCTGCGTCACGACACTAAAATTCCAGCCATCATCACCCTGCGCGTGTCTCATGTAATTATAGTCTCCAAACTGGTAGATTTTATCAACGCTATTGTTCGAGTTGTTATCGATCACTAGACCAGCAAAAGAGGCTGATTTCCAAGCGTTCGTGCCATTTCGGTTACTACCGATGATGGTGCGCCCGTGATTCTGGCCGTTTTCCACTTTGTTTTCGTAGCGGATAAACTGCGTTGGATAGCCTGCCAAGACCCGCTTGATGGATGCATCGTCGTTGTAAAACAACACATGGCCATCATTTAGATTGATTTGCATCGCGTCATTCTGAGCAGAGATGACCTTACCTTTCATCCATTCAATAAAAGCTAACTCAATCTTAGACTTGATAAAGTTGGCATCTAATCCGACGATTTTGTTAGCGTTCAGATTGACTATGTTGACGTTCGCAGCGTTAAGTGTTCCCGCTGTGACTTTGTCCGCTAGTATGCTCTCAATCATGGCATTCTTGATGACGCCGTTATCAATCAAAGTTCGTCCGTCCAGATGGATAGACTCGCCTTGGATACGGACATTCGGTCCAGTCGCGTTAATTTGGCTAACGATATCGCCGTTCGAATTGAGATTCTGCACCGCCCACGCATTTGCCATCTGATACTGTACCGTGCGAAGGCCAAGGTTCTTTGAGACCTCGACCTGAAATAGCTCGTTAGTCAGAGCCATGCGAGAGACCTTGTCTGTGACTTCCTTTTCTGTCGAGCCAATCAGTCGCTCATAGAGCTTGCTCGTCTCTTGTACACGTTGAAAATCAGTCTGGCTAGCCTTACCAGCTACCTGCTGAGTAATCGTAGAAAGCTGTCCCTCAGCCGTGCGTTTAAACTCCGCCAAACTAGTCTTGGTATCGTTAAGACCAGTCTCGACTCTGCCGACCTTGTTTAAGGTTTCCTGCGCCGACTGCTTCCAGTTGTTAAAACTGGTCAATGAGCTATTGGCCGTATTAAGGGCGGATTGCACGTTGGCAAGTTGCCCCTCAATGCCTTGCCTAAACTCAGCAAGTTTTGTGTCTGCGTAGCTTTGGCCATTTGCAGGAGACGGCTGGTATGGCCGTTTCATTGTACCCTCATAGATATCAATTTCGCTTATCCAGACGGTTGCACTGCGACCATTGCTAGACCCCATATTATCAAACCGCAAAGCAAACCCATCAAAATCACCGCTATTAAACTGGACCGTGATGCGCTCAGCTTGGGTTGGTGATAGATTTTTGGTGTATGTATGCAGGGTCTTCTTCCAAGCATGGTCTGTGTTGGATAGCAGACCAACCAGCGCCCGGAAACCTGACACGTTGCTTGACGCGAATGCAGCAAACGATAATGTATAATCTGTATTCCGCTTCAGCACGTTGTACTGGTTTTGTTGCATAAATGCGATAGCCGCTTCGGTCGTGTCCAAGACAAACATTGTAGCCGTGCTGTTTTTAAAAAACGGGTGCTTTCGGTCTGCTGTAAGCTTGCCATTTGCAGGCCAATACTTCAGGCCAAGCTCTGTAGCACCGTTTGAGACAAGGTTCGGTCCGCCTGAGTTTAGCTCCTCAAAGCGCCTGCTGATGCCTTTTACATCCTCTGTGTGCTGAGCTTTGCCCACATAGCTAGCATCAATAAGCTTGCGCTCGGCAGTCAGCTGACGGGCCGTCTCCTCACGAGAGTGGCTTAGCAAGGCTTCCGCTCTCGAACCGTCAGCGTTAACATAAGCTTGTACAGCCGTTAAGTCTGTGCGCAAGCCTTGAGCTGTGCGCTCAAAGGTTGCCTTGGCCTCAGTGATGAGGCCGTCAGCATCCTCTGGAGCTGGTGACCAGTCGGTCTTAAATGAGCCTTGCTCTACCTTAACCTCCCAAACGCTTTTCAGCTTTTGAGGGTCTTTGTGATAGGTGTTAACTCGCAAGTGATAGATGCCTGTTGGTCGAGACCAGACAAGCTCTGTTCCTGTCGTGCCAGTTTTGGCATCTGACACAATTTGATACTGCGTAACAGCCTTATCCATCAGCCACAAGACTACGTTGTCATTTTCATTGTTTGGGCTGTGCCAAGATGTAAAATTCCCGTCAGATTTCGCAGAGATTCTGTATTTCTCATTTTGGACAAGATATACTGATGTTTCCTGCGAGTATAGAGTGTTATTATCAAAGTTCGCAGGGCTTCTGTTTGGCTTAAACGGGCCTTTTGACCCCTTTAACAGATTCCGCCCACCGACCTGCAGGCTTGCCAGCTCCTCACGCAACCGACCAGCCTCAGCCGTTACCAAAGCCTTGTCGGCCTTGTCTTTTGTTGCGTTGACGATTTCTTGGCTAATTCGATTCGCTCTCACATCAAACTCAGCTGTACTGAGCTTCTGGTTCAGCTGGTTCTGCGTGTCGGTCTCAAGCGACTTGACTGACTGTTTGATACTATCAGAGAGTACAGTCAAATCGCTGCTGTCAGCCTTGGTCTTTAGACCTTCCCGCAGGCTGGACACTCCAGCCTCGAGCGAGTCGGCTCGTTGTTTAAAGGTCGATTCGACCGCTGAGATGCGCTCATCTTGGTCTTCGTAGGCTGGTTGATAAGCTGGATAGTAATTGCCGATTGAGAGCATAGCGTTCTCAATCACAACCTGCAAACCCGCCGGGAAGCCGTAATTCGTACCAAAACGAATAAAGACGTTGTTAGTCTGGTAGGTTTCAGCTGCACCAGACAAGTCAATCGTAAACTCAAAATGTTGGCGCTCGGTTGTTCCACCCTTGAAAACTAGATTGCGATAGGCATACCACGGATGGGCGCTAAAATGCACCATGGCAGGCATATCTCTAGCTAGAGCGACTGGAAAGGTCACATCAAAAGACAAACGCACATAATCACGCTTGAGCCTGTCCTTATTTTTCCAAAAATCAGGAGCGATAAAGAGACGATAGTCGTATGTCGCTTGCTCGTTGGTCGTAAACGACCGTGAGCGGGAGTTTCGGAAGTAGTTTCGGGAGCTTCCAGTCTGCACACTCGCAATCCGACTTTTTAACTCCTCCGCGGTCTGGGTGAGCTCAGACTTGCTGGCCTTGCCATCTGCCACGTTGGTCAACTCAGCCAGCCTGCGAGTGGTGCTCTGCTCAAACGTTGACTGAGCAGATTTGACGCCCGCCAGCTCGGTTTTGGCCGCATTGAGCGCCTGCACTTGCTTGCTGATTTCGGTTTCGTGCTGGCTCTGCTTTGTGCGGATGTTGCCCAAGTCGCTTCTCAGAAGCGCTGTTTGGTCATTCGCTGTTTTCTGCGCACTAGCAAAGTCGGATTTTAGCCGGTCAATTGCAGCCTGATTGGTCTGCTTAGCACCAGCTAAGTCCTGATTGAGCTTGGTGATAGCACCCTTGGCCGCCTCGATAGCAGAGGCATTGGTGCCGGCCGTACGGAGGGCTTGGGCGGTTTGCTCTTTCAAAGCTAGGTCGCTAGCTTTCGTAGCCTTGTCTAACTTTTCGATTTCATCTGAAATCTTTGCTCTCAAAGCCTCACTGCTAAAAGTTCGCAAGATTTCTTCCCAGACCTCTCCCGTCCAGCGCAGCATGATTTTGTGGCCTTCGTGTTCTGGGTCTGGTTTGTACCAAATGTCGTTGATTAGGACTTTTCCTGGGTGTTTCCCAGTCGGGTCTTCAGCGCCATACCAGTTATTATTAAAACCATCTGCAGTCGGCAGATAGTCAGGCAGGTTTTTTACAAAATTTGTAAATTCGTTAGCCACAAACTCATCAATCGCCTTGTCAGCAATTGTCTGAGCCTTGGCCTCATTACTTTCGCCGACCCTGTCGCCTAACTTAATGTCACTTGACTGGTCATTCAAACGGTTAAAAGTGATTTCAAAGATACGGGTATCATAATCTAGCTTCTTGTCATGTCTGACTACTCGGATAGTGTCGCCGACTTTTGCACCTCGCAAATAAACGCTCGAGGTTTTTAGGGTCAGCTGTGGTCTAGCAGCATCTACTAAAGCTTTGTAAGTTCGCTCAATCAAAACTTCTGGATTTTCTTCCTCCGGAAAATCCACAAAACCAATTTTAGGACGCATAGAACCGTCAGCGTTCTTGATGCCGTACAGCTTGGTCATAGCTGGCAGTTCAACGTACTTTTGACCTTTCGGCTTGTTGACTGGCCTTCCACTCGCTGTTGACCAGACTACATCTTCAAAAGTGATTTTTCGTCCGAAGCCGTTTGCTTGTTTTCCAGAATCTTCAGCAGAGCTGACTTGCTCACCCTTTCCACGCCCTATTAAAGCTGTGAAAATATTGGTTCGCTCAACCTCTTGAAGAATTTGCAAGGCATTATGACCATAAACCACACGCTTACCAACCGCTTGACCAATCTTTCGCTTGAAATCGATGTACCGAGCGCCTATACGGTTTCCGTTCATCTCAACGAAAAATTGCATCTCTAAGTCCCAGACTTCACACACTTTCTTGAGTGCATCAAAGACAGAAATGTAGTAAAAGTTGGTGCTGTGCGGAGTTGTTTCTCCAACAAAACGAGCCTGCCAGTTGGTGCCAGATAGAAGATCATTGATGACCTCTCTAGCAAAAGCGTTTTGAGGGCGCTTGTCGAAAACCGGAGATTTTCTCAGTTCTTCAATCCCTGACTGGACACCGATTAACGTTGTTAAATTTTCTGATGATTTTTGAGCAACATAGAAATAGTGGAATTTGTGAGCATCTTCCATGGTCTGAATAGCCATGTATTCCACCTTTTCCAACTCATCATCATTCAGAGCTTTCATCTCGACAGTCAATCGGTCAGACACATAGCGTTCTTTAGTCAGAGAGTATTTTTGGAGGGCGGTTTTAATAGCTGGTTTTCTGATAATTTTGATCAATTTCTCATCTTTATCAAACAAATAAATCATGCTCTCTCATCCCTCCAAACTACTTTTTTTACGCTAGCGTTCTTAGCTGTGATAGTGTCGCCGTTTTTAACAGTAAAAAGCTCAAGCGGACTAAAACGATCTAGCTCACTGAGAATGTTTCTGCCATTGTAAGTAGCGGTTACTTCTTCATTTCCAAAGGTCACAACAATGTCTTTTCCAGCTGCATAAGAGCCAGAAAAAGACAAAATCTTTGTGCCGTTGATGATTTGTACTTGGTTCACTGTTCCTGTCGGTGTGACCGTTATAGACTCAGGCAGCACTTCCAAAGCATCCGACAAAGAAACAAGCCCAGTTGAAAACTGAGCCCGTTTCTTCTTATAGCCGTCTGGCACCAGGATAGTAAACTTGCTGATGATAGACAAGCTTTTTTCTTCGATGTCGTCAGCTCCACTGAAATAGCCGTAGTAGACATACTCAGGTTCGTCTTTAAAAGTGATTTCGAGAAAACCGCTACTTGCATGGGTCCGCAAAATTTTATTCAATTTCGCGAATTTATCACGCATTTTGGAGCTGGTATCAGCTTCAAGCTTGTATTTAATCTCAAGCTGACGCTCATCGTCTGAAACATCCTCTACCCAAACACCACGCCGCCCTGGAACTGAGCTCTTTTTGATTGTTTGACCAAGTAAACCTCTTCCTGTCACTGTCAAATGCGTGTAGCCCTCAACCAATTGATTGAGAGGTGTTCCGTTGATGGACATATTGTCACTAGGCTCGAAAACCGTGATATTATTATTTTTTTCTAATTTTGAATAACCATACATAGCTTTCTCCTTCCTAGTAACTGTCCAAAATCAATTCCATTTCTTGTGCATTCGTGATATCTTCAGTAAATGCCCGATAGACCGTATTTCCCATTTTCAGCACGATATCCGCCGCCTGTTGTCCGACGGTTAACGTGCCGCCATCAAAGGACACAGAAGGGTCGTAAGCTGTCAAACGCCCTAATTCGCCATCAACTGCGCCAAGCTCACTTTGCAAGCTGCCAGCAATGTCTTTGCCAGCGAAAGCGTCAATAGCTCCTTGAGCCATGTTTCCGACTGTTTTTGCAACTTGGGCAGCTTTATTATTAATACCGATGATAAAACCTTCATCTGTGTAGATACCAAATTGCTTAAATACCCGAGAAGGTGAGTGAATGCCTAAAAGGCCTTTTGCCCAGTCTATAGCACCTCTTACTGCGCCGCCGACTGCATCTATCAACGCTCCTGCAGCGTTCCTAACCCCGTTGACAAATCCCATGATAAGGTCTCTACCAACGCTTATCGCACTACTGATAAAGTTTCTTGCAGCGTTTACCGCATTGTCAAAACCGTTTCTGACAGCTGATACAATCCTTGGCCCGGCATTCGTAACCGTGCTTACCAGATTGTTCCAGCCGTTTGTTACAGTAGATTTAATGTTTTCAGTGGCATTTGAAACGGTTGATTTCGCATTATTCCAAGCGTTCAGGATAGTATTTTTGATATTATCTAAAACGCCTGTGAGAAACGAAACAATCCCATTCCAAATTGACTCAACAATCGCCTTGATGCCATCTAATGCAGCGTTGATAGTGGTTTTGATAAATTCCCAAGCTGCACTAGCTGCCGACTTGATTCCGTCCCAAATTCCTGATAAGAAAGTGACAATAGCATTCCAGATTTCGCCTGTTTTGGTCTGGATAATCTCCCAAGCATTTGAAATAGCTTGTTTGATGAGATCAAAATTGCCAGTCACCAAGCCTACGATAGTCAAAAGGATTGCTGCGAAGACCGCTTTTATAATTTCCCAAGTGGATGACCAGATTGTGCTTATGAGGTCGAGGACGCTTTGGATATATCCCCAAATAATAGTTAACACAGACATAATCGTTGTAGAAATAGCATTCCAGACGGTACTCACTACCGTTGAAATGGCCGTCCAAATGCTGTCCCACGTCGTTTGAATGCTGGTCATAATGCTCTGGATTGTCTCCCAGACTGCCATAACAGCATTCCCGACCGTTGTCTTAATAGCTTCCCAGATCGGGGTCACAACCGACATGATAGCGTTCCAGATTGCATCCCAAATTGATTGTAAGAAAGCCATGCCAGCTTGTAGGATTTGAACTAGGCCGTCCAAGGCTACCTTTACCAGAGATTTGATACCTTCCCAAATCGTTCCAGCCACTCCTTTAAGAGTCTCCCACGCTCCGGACCAATCGCCATTCATAATCTGCATTACGGCCTTAATGATGCCTAATATAACGTCTAAAGCCGTCTGAATAACGGTTTTAATCACATCCCAAGCGGTTTTTACGATAGTAACAATGAGATTCCACGCTGTTTCAATGATTGGTGCCAAAACATTCATGACAGTCTCGACCACTTCTTTGATAGCGTTCCAGACCGTGCTTGTTGTGGATAAAATCAAGTCTTGGTTTTCGTTCCACCACGAAACCAGCTGGCCAAATAAATCCATGACAAAAGACACCACGGCCTCAACCGCTGAGCTGATTGCTGTCTTGATGGCTTCCCAAGCTGCATTCACCTTGTTCCGGAACTCTTCGCTGGTGTTGTAGACACCGACTAGAACCGCAATCAGACTGGCTATAACAGCTACCACAGCCAGAAAAGGCGCGCCCAAGGCTGACACTGCACCTACTAATTTTGCAAAAGCAAGGCTCAAGGCGCTTCCTCCGCTATTTAGCAAGGCAAACCAGCTGCTTACTTTGGCAAATACACCTCCGATCGTTGTTGCAATCGAGATGACCTTTCCTATTCCAGCAACAAGCCCGCCAAGGACTGTCAAAACAGGTCCAGCGGCCACTATGACGGCTCCAAGCCACTTTTGCCAAGGGGCTAGCGGTAAATTATCCCAAATTGTCCCGAGGACCCGTACCACATTGTCTTTAAATGTGAGGACGGTCTCTTTTAGGCTTTCCATCAACGCTTTGATGTCCGCTTCGTTGTTCCCAAGGCCAGCTACAAGGTTCTGAGCTGCCGCTTTCATAGCTGCAAACGAGCCTGATACGGTCTCACTGGCCTCTTTAGCGGTTGTTCCAGTAATTCCAAGGCGATCCTGAGTAATTCCGATAGCTTCAATCAAGGTGTGGAAAGGAATGTCTTTGACATTTTCGGCCGTCGCTTCAAATTCGCCGTTTAAAACACCCGATTCATTGACCAAACGGGCCATTTCGCTAGCAGTACCACCATAGCCTAGCTTGAGGTTGTCCAGCATCGTGTAATTATCCTTGGCAAAGCCTTGATAAGCGTTTTGGATATCGGTCATACTGGTACCCATTTTATTCGCATTATCTGCCATCTGTATGATGGCTTTGTCTGCATATTGTGCGGCTTTAGCAGTATCTCCTCCTAAACCTTGTAGCAAGGTTGCCGAGAAGGAGGTGACTTGCTCCATGTAAGAGTTAGCAGACACTCCAGCTGTTTTAAAAGCCTTATTGGCATTTTCAATGACGTTGGTGCCGTCATTTGCCATTGTTTGATACAATTTTCGGGCTTCTTCTCGGGTCATCCCGTACTCTTTAGCAAGATTATTTACGCTTGTTCCGTTTTGCTTAAAGAGCGTCTGGACACCTCCCAAGCTTTGCTCGAGGTCTGCAAAAGATTTCACGACACCCCCAACCGCTCCAACGACTGGAGCAGTGAAGCCGGCAGTCATCCCAGCACCGACCTTCATCATAGAACCACCAATAGCGCTCAAGCTACCGCTTATTTTGTCAAAACTTGAGCCAGACTGATTTTGGAGGCTTTGAAGAGACATTTTAGCTTCTTTAAGACCGTTCGCGAAATCTGATACATTCGCTTTTAAAATCGCCGTGACATCAAATGTTGCTCCCATCAAAGACCTCCTTTCTCGTTATGATTGAGTCTCCTATTACGATCTGCCATCGTAATACCTTTTTTGATTTTTTTGTCCTCGGCCTGGAAAATTCTTTCAAATTCTTCTTTTCGGTTGTAGAAATCATCAAAGGTTTTAAATGCAGACCTAACACTTTTACCGCTGCCTTTCGTAGCTTGGACTCGTTGATTCATCCAAGCTTGGATTGCTGCATTATATCGCTTATCTTCCTGTTGTATTGCATAAGCTAAATTGTAAATTTCAAATTCGACAAGTGTTGTTCTGGCTGCCTCTAAGAAGCTCATTCCATGCCTTGCAATCAGCAAAGCGATAGCCTCGTCATATCCAAAATTTGAACCCGAAGCCCCTTCTACTCTGCTAGGTTCATCGCTTTTTTGAGCAGGGGTGACGCTTTTAACTCCGCAACAATTGCTTTGATTGTTTCGTCGTATTTATCATTGATGATCAAGTCTTCCAGAAACGCCTCAATGCCTTCGTTGCTTGGCTTTTTGCCTTCTGTAACCGTTCCGGCCTTGATGATGTCCACAAAGGCCATTGGATCATTGAGTGCTTGTCCGGCATTAAAGAGAGTCATGGCTCCGTAGCCGGTCTTCATCCCCTCGAGTTCCGCAGAATGAAGTCGGTTCATTTCGCGCAAAAAACCAAGCCCAAATCGCAAAGTATAGTCACGTCCATCGATGTGTAAAATCATTTTTTCTCCTTTTCAAAAAAATAAAAGGGGCGTTTAACCCCTTTTAGAATTATTAAACAGAACGACCTGCAGCAGTCGTTTCTTTGGCGAGCGTATGGTAGTCGTACTGCGCTGTCGCGACAGCTTTCTTTTGAGAGTCTGTCAGCGAGTCGGTGTGAATGATGCCGTTACCATCAATAGCCATTTCATAAGATAATTCAATCTTATCGTCAGCTGGAGCTGAAAGCTCAAAGCTCTTGAAGTAGCCTTGGTAGTATTCCACGTCGTAGATTTCTTTCCCTCCGGATTGGCGCACGCTGCCAAGGTCAACAACCCAACATTCAATTTTTTCATTGTTTGCGAACCATTTCCGCATTTCCTTCCACATGTTGACCGTGTCACCGTCTTCGCGGTAAGCAAGCGATTTGAACTCACCGCTTGTTTCGCCGTCGGAAATCGAATTGACTACACCGTCCTTGGTTTTGGTGCTTTCAATCTCTTTCTCAGGATTGATTGTTAGCTCGACCTGAAAGCGGACCTTTCCTGCATCCTGCTTTGCTTGGTCTTTTAATCGTCGGAAAAACACTACATAGTCTTTTCCTAGCACTAATTCTGCCATTTATGTCTCCTTCTTTGTGTAATTAAAAGTAACGTCCAGCGCAATGTGAAGCAAAGGCTGGACGTCTGTGTTATCTGGTATGACTTGTTTTGAGGTCGAAAGATGAGCTAACTTATGCTCATATCCATCTTTTAGCAGCTTCACCGCTCCTTCCAAGTAAGCTGAAATCTTGTCTAAACGAGCCCTGTGCTCTCTTAAACCGTAGAGATGGATTGTCTGCCTTACCATCCCTAAAACGTCGTTATTAGGAACCTCAGAGCCGTTGCTCTCTCCCAAAAAAGCAAAGGGATATTTAGTCTCAGCATCTGGTAAATGGTCGTATGTATCGACCCTTGCGTTGCAGAGTGAGAATAAACTTCTGAATAAATCATGATTTGGGGTCACCTAAAAGCTCCTTTCATCACTTTTGTCATGTCCTTTTGAAATTCAGGCTGAATTTGCTCCAACATAGGACGAAAATGGGGCTTACCGGGCTGAAATCGGGTGCCGTATTCCTGATAGCCGTCATAGCCAGCTTCGCCGTGGATATGAGCTTCCATTCCTGGATAGGAAGTGGTGATATGGTCTTTCAAAAATCCAGTATCCCTGGGCGCTAGGTCTCTAGCGATTCTCTTCCCTTTTTCACCATTGTTTTTCAAAACCTGCAGAGACTGCTCGACTGCTTTCGGATGGGCGTTACTGATGGTTGCAGTCAATTTCTCTATGCCTTGCCATTTGATTCCCATGCTACCCACCTACCTTTTTGAGCCTGACAGCCCCTTTAATCGGGGCATCTATCTGATCCATAGGGGCATATTTGCTGCCGTCATAAATAGCGGTAGCAAAAGGCTTCTGTGCCTGCTGAAAACGGCAAATCATGACCGTATCAGTCTGATTTCCATAATCTTTCAAAACCTTTGCTTGTTGGATGAAATTGATCAGGCAAGGCACGACTTCTTCTTGACCTTCAGCAGCCTCGTAGCTATCCGTTTCTGGATTGTATTTTGGCGCTCCAGTCCCTCTAATAAGGGTGATTCGGTGCGGCGTTTTCATAAAAAGACCACCTTTCCTTTCTCTCTCAGAGAGCCATCTAGACCAAAATCTTTATTTAAAATGGCCATATAAGGCTTAAACAAATTATCCCAATCCTGATAAGTCACTGAGTAACCATCCACGGTCTCGGAAGTCACGCCCTCAGACCCTTTGCGCCCATAAAGCTTATAAACAACATTTTCAATCATGAAATTGTACTTCTGATCAATCTCTGTTGTTCCCGTCAAGCTTTTAAAATAGCTTTCAGCATCTTCGACTAGGTCCTGTAACAAGTCATTTTCTTTTGTGTCGTCGGGAGCAATACCCAGCCGACGCTTAATTTTGGCTAGCTGAGTATTTTCCATGTCTATTCTCCCTCAGCGCCTTCGAGTAGGGCTTTCAATTCGTCCTTGGTAGCGCGAGAACCATACTTGATTCCCAGATCATCAAGTTTAGCCTTGAGTTCTTTCACGCTTGGATCGGGTTCAGCTTCAGGAGCTGTTTCTTCTGCAGGGATTGCTTCTCCCTCAGCGCCTTCGAGGGCGATAACTCCTTTTTCAAGCAGTTCCTTGATTCGATTGTCAGAGACCGTCAAATCTGCGCGCGGATAAACTTCGCCCGTTTCGTACAAGCGGTCATTATCCTTTGTATCGATAATGTTTGTAGTTACAATGTAAGTCATTTACAAACTCCTTTCTAAACGTTTGCAGCGTCTGTCAACTTAGCAAATGCATCTGTTTTCGTGATCATGACTGCGATGTCCATTGTTGCACGAATGGCAATCATTTCTTGCTCAAACAAGTTAACAGGGGTTCCATCTGCATTCTGGATTGTTGAGATTTGGCCTTCTTCCGAAATCTTATAATTGATGTTGTAAGGTACACCGTAGATAAGATTGTCAAAGTTGCCAGCGAGCAAGTCGCCTTTTTTGAAATTCTTAGACTTCATGTCCACGGTCACGATACCGTCAAGCTTGTTGTTTTCTTTGTCGTAAATCGTCTTCTTGTCACCGTCACGAGCTTCACGAAGGGCAGAACGGTTTGATACACGAGAGACAAAAGCATTGATTTCAACATCGCTATCTAGCAGCTTGTCTTCAAGTTTCAGGATATTTTCAAAATTGATCGGTCCGCCAATAACTTTACTTGCATCTTTGGCAGCTTTTGCAACCGAATTAGCAAACGGCGTTTCATGGCCGAGAAGCCCCGCTTCGTCAATTTTTGTATAGAATGCTTCGACGATCTGAGGTTTCATGTCGTTGAAGAATTTTTCCCAGGTATAATTCAGTGCCTCACGAGAAGCAAGAAGGATGATACCAAGTTTGTGGGCTTTCAGCTTAACAGGAATGACTTCCGGCTTGTCTGTCTTGATCTTTTCGGTTTCATTCACCCAGTAAGCAGAAACCCCATCCGTCTGAACGTAGACTGTTTTCTCTTGTTCTCCGTCCATTTCGTGGTATTTTCCAAGCTGCATCACGAGCGAGTTCTTAGAGACCTCTTTCATGATGATGTCTGTGAATTTCTTGTGAAAAGTTCCGTCTTTTTTCTCAGAAACCAGAACTTTCTCAGGATTAAAAGTTTGTACTGTCATTTAGTTCTCCTTTTTAGATAATGCGTGAGTCGCGGAAGATTTCTCCGGGACTTTTCGAGTCCGAACCACTAAACGACGATGAAATGCTTGGCGGTTCAGATTGAGTGTATTCAGCTTTGATTTCGCTGATGATGCTCTCGAAGTCAGCAATTGCCTGCAAGGTGCCATCTGCGGTATCTTTAACCACAAAAGAGAGCACTTTTTCATTTACTGGCAATTTTCGACTGGAAAGCGTCTTGATGGCTTCGTCCGTCAATTCTCGCTTGGTTTGCTCTTTCTCCAAACCAGCGATTTTGTCTAGCAAAGCCTGTTTTTCAGCTTCGGCCTCTTTTCGGCGGTATTCCTCAAGTTCTTTTCCGGTCAATTCAGACTCTGCTTTGTACTTTTCGAGAGCTTGTGCAATAGCTTCTTGTGTAGCCTGAGCGTGCTTTTCCTCCGCTTGCTTCAAGCGACGTTGCATTTCAGCAAGAGACACCATCTTTTCAGTTTCTGGTTTTGGCTCTGCAGCGCCTCCTCCGTCACCAGAAGCTTCAGGGCTCTCTTGAGGTTCTCCGCCTTCAGCAAATAGTTGAAGATTGCGCAAGTTCATGCGCAGCATAGATTTGTATTCTGCCATATTGGCTCCTTTCTTTACGCTTTTACGGGCAACCTCCCCGAACTCATGCACCTTTTAATGTCCTAAGCACGGTTTGGACAAAGATAAGCGCTCCGGTGGACTCGAACCGCCCGCCAGATTCCAAGACTCGAACTTGGTCAACCCGTGAAGCAGGATTGAACTGCCTCCCCTTTGAGCGCATAAAAACCGTACGGGATTCCATACGGCTAGGTTTCTATAAGGATAACTTCACAAGCCACCACAGAAATTCTTTTTACTTCCAATTCACAATCAAGGAAATCGCACGGATAACCTCCGTCTAAATATTCATTGTTGTGACACACAGAAACGTAAGCCTCTTCATCAATTGCTTCACAAAGTTCTTTAACTTTCATTTTCTGCACCTTTTCTGAATATCAAAAAACCGCCTCGAATTCGACACGGTTTATAGTAATTTACAGTAATTTATAGCAGTTTATACCTACTTTCTACCAAACCAGCTTGACTTTTTCTGTTTGCTAAACGAAACGATAGCATTATCAAGATCAAACTTCATTTTCTCGCTGGCAGCTTCTAACTTGTCAAAACGCTCATTTGTCGCTTGGACATTGAGAGAATTTACGTTCTGCATTTCTTCAATCATCTTGCCTTGTGTGTTGACTGTAGCTTTTAGCAAAGCCACTTCAGCAGCCAATGCAGCGTTCTGTCTTTCGATTGCGCGTCTTTTAGACGCTTTTTTCTTAATTCGTTTGTTCATTTTAGGACTCCTGTTTCATTGCCGTTTGCCAATAGTAAGATATTGGCTGGTTATATTTTATTTTTGATGTAATATAAAGACTTGGGCTGATGGGTAAACACTTATAAAGCCAAACATATTTTAAGAATTTCAATAATTTCACCACGTTATTCCTCCTGATTTTGGGTACAAAAAAAGCACTTAGATTTCTCTAGGTGCTTGATTGTTTAGTAAGCAAAGTTTAGTTTTGATTTTATATCTTGATAAAGTTTTAAGATTTCAGGAGGAGTATCTTCACGGAAGATAAACTGTTTCTTTCCTGAAATAGTTTTATCGCCAACGATCCAGTGACGAATTTGTTTTGTAAAAATCAAAACTTCTTTGCTAGGCATAGCCATTACTTCCATGATAGTACCTCCTTAACTTTATTTAACAGATTTGGGTCTGTAACTTTATCCCCCAATACCCCAACTTCGGCAACCAACTCATTGATGTTATCGTTGTAAAATGCAATAGCTGCATTATCGCTGATGTTATAAAGATAATTGTAGTCATGTTTCAATTGCTCTTTGACATATGACACCAACGGGGAATTTAGTTCAGACATTGCTTGTTCAACATTATTATAACGCTTTTTGTTGGCTTTGTAAAATGCTTTAGCAGAGTCCCAATGTTTTTTATGTGTTAGTTCATGCACCATGGTATCTTTAATGTTTTGAGCAGCAAAATAATTGTCAGATAGAACTTTAGCAAATTCTTTTTCTGAATGAAGCGCATCACTCACAAATAGAATATCCTGCTTATAGTCATACCCAGCAAAACCAGGTAATCTTGACTTTTTTAGAAAAACAACTGTCGGGGTTGGAAAATCATTTAACTCCTTAAGGCTTGATTGAACATTGAAAACAGTATCTCTGATTTTCTTTGTGTTGTCTTGTACCCAAAAATCAAAAGCCGTTCCATTCAATTTCTTTGTTTTAACTCTGATATCATTTCCTACTGTGAAAGAGCGTTGCTTAGCCATCAAGTCCATTGTAAACATATCCTGATTATACACTTTTTTATCATCAGCTTCAACGTTAGCATCCCGAAGTTCATACTCATCAAGTGTACTACCACCCTCTTTGTACTTCATTTCGATATGGCCATAAGCCGAGCATCTGCAGTTGGGGTGCATCGGAAACATATTCACGCCTTTTTCGACTTTAGCAATCGGGATAGCTTTTTGGTCAAGTGGACCGCAAATGTCGCAAGCACCCGGTTCAGCTACGAAAATCATGTGCGTAAAGCCATTTTCTTTCAGCATGGCCAATTGGGTGTCGGCGTTTATCCTGGCTATTTCAGTCTTGAGCAAGCGCTGCGCATTTGCTTTGCTTGTCTCGTACTTCTTAGCCAGACGTCCCATTTCCTGCTTGTAACCCATCATATCCGTAAAAATGCGGCTGAGAGAGCTCGAAACCTCGCCTTGCAAATTCGCTTGCAGACCGTTAGAACCCCAAATACGACTCGAAAATTTCTGTCCGTAGAAATCAGCGTCTAAAACACTCTGCATTCGTTTTTTCGCTCCGTTGGATGAAATACCCAAGATACCCGCTTGGCGCTTAAATTCGGCTAAATATTCGTCCCTACGAGCCTTATCAAAGACCTCGTTCACCTCAGTGGTTAAATTTTGGATTTCAAGTGCTAATTCAGCCTTCAGGAGCTCCAGTCTACTGACTTTCATTTTCAGGTTGTATGTCCTGAGCCACGAATTTGTCTTAGGGCTAAAATCTTTCTCTTTTACAGCTTTTTCAGCCTTCTTGGCAAACTTCGTAACGTCAAATTCAGAAGCTTTTTTCATAGCCTCTTGCTTGGTTAGACCTTCTTTTTTAGCATAAGCTAGATAAAATCTGTCTATTTCTGATTGCATGCGGTCAAAAGACTCTTGATAAAGTTGAGCAAGTATCTTATCTCTATCTATATCCCGCTTTATCAACTCAGCCTGCGCCTTACGTTCGGCATTGTAGTGTTGGTTACTAATCGTCTGCTTGCTTGTCATCTGACTTACCTATAATCTGGCCAATTTCACTGTCACTAGCTCCGTTTTCTTTCAAAATTCGTGCTTGCTCAGTCTTGTAATCAGTAAAGCTAGCGCTGTTCATCAAGGTCTCTTGAGATAGATTACCGCCCGCTTCAATATATGCCTTGATTTCTGTCCAAACATCTTGTGGGATATTCGGGTGGAATGTAAAAGTCAGCTTGTTCGCTTCGATAGCAGGCTTGTTGATTGCCTTGTGAATGTTGCTGATGAGCTCGTACCTGCGACGCAAAGCTTTAGTAAAATAAGCTTCCTTGTCTTTCCGGACTTGCTCAAGACCGATCATCTTGTAAAGCAGAGCAATCCCTGATTGCGTTGAATTAAAACGATCATCTTCGAGATTCGGAATGCGACTAAACCTGTGGATATCGTTGGCCAAGCGATTTTTGTAGGCTTCTGTGCCTTGCACGTCGTATTGCTTGTAGATATATCCAGCATCTGCGCTTGTTTGCTGCCCGTTTGTGCTTACTCCTGTTTGAAGCAGCAGCGTGTTAGCTTCTTTCATCTTCGCTGCATTCTCGGCACTCATTCCAATGGCTTCTAAGTCACCTTTAATCAACAGCAAAGCATCATTCAGGTCGCTCATATAATTCGCAGTATCAGATTGACCTGCGTCGTATGCGTCGATCAAAGAGATTTCACTCTCATAGTCACCCATTCTAAAGCGATTGTTCCACCACTCGACGACCGGCACATCCTTGTACTCGTGTTTTTTATCGGATTCAACAACCAAATTGATGGAATTGACCGAAAACGGCTTATAAGAGATAATTCGGTCTTTTGTGTAGACAGTAGCAGAAACTTTATCTGCAAAAATAGGCAGATGCACCGCTGCTATAATGTTCTGCTCGACCGTCAAGTCACGAATAACAAACATTTCAAGCGGACTGATCAAAACAACCCTGTCCACATTGTCTTTATCTCTGAAATGATACTCAAAGGCTCGACCATAGACAGAAGCATCAAAAGCAAGATCACTATTCAGAGAATTGATATCGTTTTGCCACTCAATTTCTTCGATGACTTTCAATTGCTCTTCTTCTGCGCCTTCTAAAATGCCGATTGTGACCGGATTTCCGATGACGTAGCTTGTTGCGAAGCTTGAGATATAGCCGCCCCATTTATGCCGAACGCGGTAATCTGCTTTCTCTTTGTCTAACCGTCTGCTGCCAGCTAAGATACTGTAATTATCACCCTGTGCATACGAAGCCAGCACTTGCAGCCTTTTCCTTTGAACATTAAAAAACGTTCCGACCATGTCCCGAAACGCCTTCTTGCCATTTTCCGTAGTTAAAAGCTCATCGCTTGAGACATGCCTAAACTGCTCGTTTGCCAAGCTACCAAAACGCAAGCTGTCCGACCTTGCTTTAGTAGCAGTATCTATTCCATGCTCGAATTCGTTTACTTTATCCACTTTTTACCTCCTAAACATCTTATTGATTTTGCTGATTGCTTTGTCTACATTGACCTCCTTTTTAGCTTGGAAGATTCTATCTTGCAAAGCATACCTGATTGCATCAATACAGTGATTATAGCTATCCACCGGCTCGTTGATGTATTCGTTCGTCTTCTTGTCTTTTTTCCAAGTGTAATTTTCCAGTTCTTCAATCAGCTTCACACACCGCTCATCAACTACCCAGTCGTACTGTAAGAGATATTGGATCCCTTGCATGACCGATCCAGGACCTTTCTGCACATCGATAACCCGAGGGATTCCAAGATTTCGCAATTCCTGATTCGATTTCTTTTCTGCCGAGTCGGCTCTGATTTGCTCTTTAGCATACCCAAGAGCCTTGATGCTCTCTGCGATTTTGTCGTTGGTCAAATTCTTTCTAACAAATTCCTCGACCACATAAAGCTTCCTGTTTGCATCGTCAATCCTAATGTGCATCAAAGCTGACGGATCATTGATAAAACCGTAGTCAAGGCCAAAATAAGCCGGCAGATGCGCCAGCTCGTCTTTGTTTAATAGGCGTTTCTCGTATTTCGGAAATACCAGCTTGTCAAGAGTAGCAAATTCACCTAGAGCATAAATCTTGTAGTAAGCTTCATTACGGTTGGCCAACTCTTCGATATTTTCGATCGTGACCCGATCCAAGAAACGATTATCTTTGTACGAAGTATGGTAAACAACCGTATTTTTTGGTTTCTTGACAAAAAAGGCGTTGTAGGTCCAATTTACCTTGGACACTGGATTAAACATCAAGAAGATTTGTTTCAGCTTGTGTTTCTTATCCCGCAAACGCAAAGTCAGCTGCGTGTAATCGTCTAGCGTGAACTCAGAAGCTTCTTCCATGACCACGTCAGACACACCCTTAATTGACTTGATTTTCTCTGGGTTATCCAATCCCTTGAAGATGAATTGGGCACCGTTTGGTAACTCAATCCGATAAGCTGAATTATTGACCTTGCATTTATCAAGTAGACCCCAAACATCCAAACATTGCTTCACATCCTCAAAGATTGAGTCATAGACCGTCGACCCGACCTTGCGTAGAAAAAGAATCTTGCGTGGGTATTTCCAATCCTGGCAAGCTTTAAATACCACCTTTTGAATAACACCGTGGCTTTTACCGCTTGAAGCGCCGCCGTAGTGAACTTCGGTGAAAGTTGAGTAGTCATTGAGCTTGTCGTAGATATGCTTGTTGAATACTCTGCTAGGTCGTTCGATGACAATATTGATTTTAGGTCTAGTCTTCGTCAGCATCCCACTCACCTACTTTAATTTCAATAGTGCGTTGAGTGATATCGATGTTGTTTTGATACATACCAAGTGTTTTAGCATACTTGTCAGAGGCTGATAGCATCACAGACAAGTCAGGCGGCACTTCCTTGACTGATTGATAACCCTCGCCATCACCAACAAGTTTGACATCTTTAATCTCACGTCTGATAATTTTTGCCCAAAATTGCTGAATATCAACCGAATTAAGCAAAGAAAGCTCCGTTCTGCGCTCGTCAAAGGCATTTTTTAGCTTTTCAACGACTGGCGGAATATGTACATAATTGTTCATTCCCGTTAACATATTTGAAGCTGATGTTCTCGCAGTCTTTTCACTAAAACCAGCTTCTTTTGCTGCTTGCGTAGCGTTTTGAAAACCATTGGCCATATAGTTGAGTACGAAAGACTTCTGCCTGCTCCGAGAGGCTGGCCAATCTGACATAAGGTCATTTGCTATTGTCTTCAATTCTTCAATCGCTAATTTCTCACGGTCATTCATGGCCGCCCTCCTTTCTGATAAAAAAAGAGCCAGACATCAACTGTCTAACTCTCAATTCTTGATGATACTATAATAGCACGTTAAAACTGTCATGCACTGTCAAATACTTTTTTTACTGTCATTTACTGTCAAATGCTGTCACCGCATCTAACTCCTTTGTTGCTATACGCAACAATCGAAAGTAAGTGCTCTCACTACAATTCAACTCATCCATGACTTGCCATCTCGTCATCTTGTCAATATAAACCAAGCTCAATATAGTCTGGCTATCCGTGTTATCCAGAGAGTCAATCAGCCCCTGCAGCTCTCTTTGTTTCCTGATAGCTTCAGCGGTCTTCTGCTCTATTTCTTCCTTGGCCGTCAACAACTCGACATAGATATCATCTTGCTTACGTTTAACGCCCCCTAAAACCTTGTCCGAAGAAAATTTCTGGCTAGACAAGAGTGAGGCTTCGACCTTGTCTCTTCGTCTAATCAAACTTGCAATATATAGATCAAGGTTTCTTAAATCCTTTAAAATATCCTTCGCCTTGTTCACTCTCTGTCTCCTTTTTATGATATAATAATCTTATTGTTGTTTTAGCTGAGGCAGAGATGTCTTGGCTTTTTTGTTACCATCTTAAATAAAGATGTTTGCGTTCAATTTCTTGTTCCAAAATACATTCACGCAAAGACTCCAAAGTTACAAGGGCCGTTTCCACTGTGCCCCATTTATTTTCAGGTTCATATTGACGATATTTCTCGGGGTGATTCTTCAACTCTCTGATACCATGTTTGATGTGTCCGAAAACATCAGTAACCTTGTAAATGTTACCTTGCTTAAAATCCCACTTCATGGCCTTTCTGAACATAGTACCAAGATTATATGTCGGGGAACTATGTTCTGGAGTATCAACACAGACATATCCCCCACCTTCAAGTTTACCTAAAATTTCAAGATCATAACTCATTCTTCCGCCTCCAAAATATCTTGATTTTCGTAGAGATTGCCGATAACTTTGTAATATGGAAGAAAATCCTTTGTTATGTCAATTCGATATCTACGACTCAGGCCATCACCACACCAACGCCCATTGTCTTTGTCATACTTAACAATAAAGGTATATTCTGTCTGTATCTGATGATGCAAGATATCACCTTCAAAAACCTCTGTACCTTCCTTGTCATAAAGACCTGTTGATTGCATGAGGTGAATGTCATTGTTCACAATCCATTCACCAGCAACAGAATCCTCATCAATAATCCAGATATTGCCATTTCCAACCATCACTTCGTCCGGTTGATACATACGACTTAATGAGCCACTATCATACGCTCTGAATTTTAGTGTCATGCCAAATCCTCCTTAAATAAATAAACTAGCTAACCATATCAAAAATGCACATGTAATGATTTTTGAAATGCTGCTTTTTACAGCATATGAATAATCCTCTTCAGATTCTTTTTTGCTGGATAACACAGGCCAGATGAAAGATAGTAGTGTGTCCATCCCTAATGCTTGCCAGACTGTAATTTTACCAACTGGAACGATCGTTGTGATGATTTCATTCCAACCATACTGAACCACAAATGGCGATACAACGATTGCAAATACCGCTCCTAAAATAATTCCTAATTTTTTCACTCTTCCACCTCCTCGATCTCAATGCCCGGGCAATCAAACACCCATCCAAAACCAGCATCTTCAAGCTCTTTGCGGGTATGATTTGTATGATGATCCTTAGAATTACCACTTATACCAAAGAACCAAGTACCAAAGTTTTTGTTATAAGCTAGACATCCATTGATATGTTTCATACCTTTAACCTTTCCCCGATACCGCTTCTCTTTCTCGACCTCATAGCCGTCAAGCCAAGCACGAGCGACTTTGTCATAAGCATTCTGTTCATTCAGCAACCACTCACTGTATTGTTTATTAAAATTCTTCTCTCTGAGCGCATCATATAACGTAGCGTTCTGCCCTTTGTAATACTCGATAATCTCCCCACAAACTGCGGGATTTTGACTTTTTCTGGTTTGTTTAACTTCTCGTATTCTCGGATAAGAATTTTTGCGCCTTGATAAGAGTAAACATGTCCAAGTTCACGCATTCTTTCGATTAAATCTGTTATTTGTTTTTCATTCATCTTCCTGTTCCTCTCAAATAATCAGGGATTTCATCCCCTACAGCCAAAGCCTCGTACTGTTCCTTGGTCACAAGAAACTTTCCGTAGCCACCAACCGTAACCGTATATTTCCCATCAATCACCTCTTTATCAGTGATTTTTCCAAGCACATCCATTGAGCCACCAGCATTATCTGCTTTGTGGATGATAATAGGCCGCCTCTGCTCCAGCTCTTTTATCCTGATGCTCTGCCAGACGTTCAGTCCAGCAGAAAACACAATCAGGATCGCTATAAATCGTTTCATTCTGTGACCTTTCTTCCGTGTTCTTTCAACCATCTATCAAATCCATCGAAAACATTCTCATTTTCTTTGAGTTTAAATATTCCACTGTATCTATCATCGCAATACTCGCAATAATCGATATAGGTTCCACCGTAAAACGACATCATTCCACCTCCTCAAGTTTCACCTTATACATTCGATTTCCTCGATACTTGCTCTCGAGCTGAGCCTTGCATTTGGCAGCATCACCCTCTTTCTTGAAAAAGTGGGTCTCGTCTACCATATTGTCAAAATATAATGTTACAGTAAAACTCATATTTCTACCTCTCAGCTTATCTTATGACTTTCCAGGCCTCCGAAATCCTGACCATAATTGACAAAATAAGAACCAATCAGGATTGCGTCAGCTTCATCGTCTTTGACGTTCAGGTCGAATTCATCGGACACTTTAGCTACTGCCTGCAGCTTCATTGACTTCTTGCTACGGTCTTTGTAGCTGAACTTCCAGTGCTTGCGCCAAGTCGACACGTTCACAAAGTACACATTATCAGCAACCAACCGTCCAAGAATAATTCCTGTCACAATTCCGATGCTGATCATAGATTGTTGATTCGGCCCCATGACTGAGTTCTTCTCGACCGCAATTGATTCAAAATGGCAGTCGTACTTTTGGAGCGCTCTCGATTGAACTGCTCGCAGCTCGCTAGCCATGAAGCGTCCACGCTCAAAGTATGACTTGCTTTTATGCTTTAAGACACCACTCTGGACAAGGTCAGAGCCGTGAAATACGGCCCATCCTGTCGCAGTCGTTGAAATATCTAATGATAATGTCAAATTGCTCATTCAAGCTCTCCTCTAAACCCGCATAAGTCAAAGAGGTTTTGCTTGTTGTTTTCGATAAATTCAAAGAATTTTTGAAGCTCGGCCAAGTTTCGTTTCTCTGCCTTGACTCCTAAGCTCGAATGATACTCTGTCGGCTCTTTCGGGATTGCCTTCACATCTAACCAATAAAGCGGCTCGAAGATGTCCCCGCTCTCATCAAGGGATGGTTCAGCATCCTGATTCTTGAATTGCATCTGGATATCATACTTAATCTTATTTGTTACTGTGATAATCTTATCTATGATTTCAAGGCTGATAGTTGTTCCTGGTATATCGATTTTGTTTTGCATTTTTTACTTCCTTCTATTTCAATTCTTTTGCTATTGCAGCAATAACATTCACGGTCACGCTATTGCCTGCTTGTTTGTACAATTGACTGTTACTATTGACCTCTTGAGCTTTATCAAACGCCCGATCAGGAAAACCTTGTAATCTCCAGCACTCCCGAGGTGTTAGCTTGCGAATACGATAGCCATCTGATAAATGATTATTTTCTTGATAGCTATTGCTTGTCAAAGTAGGAGCGATGTCATGTTCTCCGCCTTGATTATAACCATGACCACGCTGAATGATTTTAGGCTCAAGTCCTCCGCCTTGATATGCTCTGATAGTTGGTGCTATTCCGTCTGTTTCGTAAACCACGCCACATTGATTAAAATTAGGTTGTAATACCCCAAATTGTTTTATAGTATTACTTTTTATTGCTATCTTTTGCCCCTCTCCCTTATTCGTTGTGAGAGTAGGAGCTAGGCCGTCAGCTTGATAGACTTCCCCGTTCATGCCATTTCCAGAGGGGTTCACATTGCCAATTTTCACAACTGATTGGCTACGAGTTGGCTGATTTTTTCCACTGAGAGGAAATACTCTTCTGGTACATTCTCCTCTAAGATGTCCGATAATGAATACACGTTCCCGATTTTGGGGGACTCCGAAATCCTTGCTGTTAAGCACTTGCCATTCCACATCATACCCCAATTCGTCCAAGGCTGAGATAATGGTCTCAAATGTAATTCCGTTTTCGTGGTTGAGGAGCCCTTTGACATTCTCAAGGAATAGATATTTAGGTCTGAGAATAGATGCGAACCTAGCAATCTCAAAGAACAAAGTTCCTCGAGTATCTTCAAAACCTCGTCTGTTTCCCGCAATGCTGAAAGCCTGGCACGGAAATCCTCCACAGATAACGTCCACACGCCCGATTCCTCGAATAGACTCATCTGATACTGCTGTGATGTCATGTAGCTCTATTTCTCCCTTCGTATTGTGTATATCTTTATAACTAGCTCTAGCGAATTTGTCAATCTCACAAAAGCCGATACATTTATGGCCGGCAGACTCCATTCCAAGACGAAACCCACCGATGCCAGCGAATAAATCTAGGAATTTCATAACCTCAACTCATCTCCAACTTTCACTTTCTCATACCCCTTTTCAGATACCTCTGATATCTTTATCTCGAACTTGTGCCCGTCAATAGCGAACGTCCCGTTACTTCCTAACAAATTCTCATCTTTAATGATTGACTTTGCTGTGTGCAGAACGAGCTACCCTACTTGAAAAACAAAAGCAAGTTCTTCTAACTCTTTTTCTTCCATCTAAATCCTCACCTCATCCCCAACTTCCACTTTCTCATATTGCTCTTTAGTAACTACGAACACCCCGTAGTCACGAATTGTGATTGTGTATAACTTGCCATGTCGTCCTTTTTCGACGACCTTACCAAATATTTCAGCGCCTTGATTATCCGCCTTGTAGATGGTAATCGGACGCTTCTCTTCCAGATTCCGGATCTTGCCCATCTGCCAGATGTTCAATCCAGCAGATAGCAGAATCCAGATTGCGATGAATCGTTTCACTTCTCGTGTTCCTCCTCAAAATAAAACTTTCCGTCGAATGGTTCGATTTTAATGATTCCATAATCCAATCCAAGTCTTGCTATGAATGGCTTGGTGATTCTTTCGTGCAAGGCAGACATC